TCGATACCTTGTTGTGCTTGTGCGTCTTGTGCAGACTCAAAAGTCCAACGAGCACTCAATTTACGAGTTTTCGCTTCGACTGTTTGCTTTAAGATCTGAATTGACAAACGCTTACCTGCTGTACCTTCTAAGGTTGCTGTAGCATCTGCTTTATCAGTTGTAGCATTACCTGAATATCCAAGTGCTAACTTGAATGGTGATAATGCTTCTTCGCCTGCTGTAGCGTCATCGAACGTGTCCGAATAACGTACTCTTAATGTGTGGATTTGACCCACTGGTCCTGTCATAGGTTGAACACCAACGATTTCGTTAGCGATAACTGTAGGCATGACCCTTCTGATTACCGGTAGGATAACTCTGTTTAATGTAGCAACGTTACCTGCTGAAGTAGCACCTGCTGTTGCTGTCTCTGCCAAATACTTTTTAGTATTTTCCAAAGTTGCAGACATCACAGATTTCTTCGTGCCTGATAGGCCTTCAAGTAATGCGCTCTTAGTTTCCTGCCATCTACTTTCTAATAGTTCTGACATTATTTTCTCCTTATTTTAATCCTGCAAGTCTTCTAATATCTACGACATTATCTGTTGCAGAATTACTTGCGCCATTTCTAACGTTAGATTCTTCTTTATTGCCTGTTACTTCAGTTGCCTCAGTGAGCGTTGCCTTCTTCTTTTCTGGAGTATTACCATCAATTACAGAAGGTAGATACTTGTCAAACTGCTTTTGAATATTTTCAGTTCTAACAGACTCCAGTAAGTCCATCATAATCTCTTTCTGATCTTTACTCAACGGAGCAGTTAGTTCAGAAATTATGTCTTTTCTTTTTGCAGAATCTTGTGCTGATTTAATTTCAGCATCTTTTGATTCAACTAATTTCGCTTTTTCTGTAGCGATAGTTTTAGCCTCTGCAAGTTGTTTGTCTTTCAACTCAACTACTTTTAATAATTTTGCAGTTTCAGATTTTTCATTTAAGTATGAATGCTGATACTCATCTGCAAATGTTTCAAATAGTTTACGTCCAAAGTCGTTCTTACGTGCCGCATCAATGTCTTCCTTAAGAGCAGTAATCTCTTTAGAAAGTGTTTTTGCAACAGTGTTTTCAACAACTTTAGCACCTTTCTTGATGAAAGATTCTTTTACAGTGTCTAAGTGTTTTTTCGCTTCACGAATTAGTCGAACTTTAGTTTCCGCAAGATCTTTTTTATCTTCATGGAACTCTGCAATTTCTTTTGCCAAAGCCTCTACAACAAATTCTTCAAGTTTGCCAAATTTCTCTGACATTACTTTTTGATCTTCGTGTAGTTCAGAAACTTCCTTGCCGAGTTGCTGTACAACAAAGTTCTTAAGTAGATCTGCGTTTTCACGCATTGCTACATGGTACTTTGCTCTTGCCTCTGCAAGTTTGGAACGGTCGTCTGCAAATTCCTTAATCTCTTCACTTAGTTTGTCATCAAGCATTTTTTCCACGGCTTCAACCATAGTTGACTTATCGTGCTCATACTTTTGTGCAAATTCTTCGCGAAGTTCTGCTGTTACCTGCATACGGTTTTCTGTAACCTTATTGTTCCACGCTTCTTCGATGTCGGCTTTGATTTCTTCCGAAATAGCATTATTCTCAAAGAGTGATTTCAGTGCTTCCAACATCTTGTTCTCCTTATTTCAATCCTTGTATAATTTGTACAAGTGATTCCTTTAGATATTTTTGTGCCTTTGCATCGCCTTGAACTTCGCGAGCCATATTAAATGCCTGCATACCGCCTCGGGTATTCATCAAATGCTCGTAAATTGGTGTTGGATATGCACCAGGAGCAGATGGTTGAGCAACAATATCAACTGTGATAATTTCGAAATCACTCACATTGTTGTCCTCGTTTACGTTTCCACTACCACGTGATGAGACGCCCAGTTTAACTCCGCTTTCCAGCATTGTTTTAACCAGTTGTCCCATCGGTGTTGGTAATATTTTCATCTTGCCATAACCGTTAGGTCCATCCATCCACATTTCTTTAATCATGTGGGACACACGGTCAAGGTTAATGTTGAGTCCTTCTGGGTGATCTACTTCTCCGAGTACTGAATATCCACCGCTTATCTGATCGTTAAGAGTGTTGACAGCCCTACTGATTTCACTAACAGGATACACACGCTGGTTTGCATTGCGTACACCCCCTTGGATACAAATACCTTTTAAATGAAGGTCTTTGCCGTCTTCAGTAGATTCCAGAACGATCTTCGCCTGGTCGAATGTCAAGTTCTCTCGTAAGTTAATCACTTAATAATCCTCAACAATTATGAGCCGATAATGCTTTTACTATCAGCGCCTTTTTCACCTTTTTCAGGTGCTTTAGCGTTTGACATTGACTTACTTGCTTTACCGCCTGGTACGTTCACGTTTCCATGATCATCTGTTTTCGGAGCAGATGCTTTACCACCCTTTTCCTCTGCAGAACCTTTTGCGATATTAGCAGTTGTGCCGCCCATGTCGTTTTTACCAGCAACTGGAGATTTTGCTTTGTTATCTTCGCCTTTTGGCTCAGCAACTTTTTCAACATACTCTCTCATTTGCTCTGTTTGTGACTTTGCACCTTCAAATGCAGGTACTTCGTCTACGCTAAGTTCGGAAGTAGGCTCAAATGCCTCGTCTTCCTTCTCTTCGTCACCCATGTCATCCATTGGTGCTTCTGAGTCTTCTTCACCTTCGTCGCCTTCTTCACCTTTGTCGCCCATCATTTTTTCAAATTCGGCTTTAAGGTCGTCTAATGCGTCTTCAAGGTCTACAACACGATCTTCGATTTCTTCTTCGCCTTCTGGCTTGTCTTCGCCTTCTGCGTCATCTTCGATGTCAGCCATCATATCGTCTGCTGGATCACCGCCCATGTCGTCATCACCTTCTGGTGTTAATTCTGTTGGAATTTCCTCAGCAACTTCTTCATCAGATGCTTCGTCTACTTCTTCGTCTTTTGACTCATCAGTTTTTTCATCTTCATCAGTTGCTTCGTTAGTTTCTTCGTCATCATTGTCTGATGCTTCATCTACTTCTTTTTCATCTTCGTCATCTTTAGATGCTTCTTTAACATCTAAGTCTTCCATGTCATCTTCAAGTAGATTTTCATAAATTGTTCTTGATTTTTCAACTACGATCTCGTGGAACAGTTCTTCTGCACCTTTGCGATCTTCGTTAACTAATTTTTCGAGCATTTCCTCGAATTTGTTACGATCTGCCATTTTTGGTACCTCCTGTAAGTTTATATATGGTAAGGCTGTCAATAATATTTACATATAATTGGAAATATACGTGGAAAACAGGCTCAAAACGCAGTATTTTGAAACCCGAATGTGATTAGTTGAAGGTTTTTTTGAATTCTTCAACTGTAATATGTTTTAAATTTGAAAATTTTTGTAAACTTTTCGGTACAAAAATGTCTCCTTCTTCTACTACTCTTATATATCTCGTTTTGCTATTTCTTTGCAAAATAACCCCAACTTGGCGTTCCCAATTACCGTAATATGTTGCTGGATCATTATTTCTTTTGTAATTAAGGGTGCCTGCGTATAGGTTATTAACAAGATCTCCTGCTTGTCCTGTGCCTGTGGTGCCTTTAAAATCAAAGCCTAAAATATAGATAATTTCATTTTTATGTTCAGTTGCTAAATCTAAAGCAGTTGGCCCGCTACTCCAACCTTTACTTGGATTTAATATTTTTAATCCTTCAATATCTTTAAATGTTTTATTATGATTTGTATACACTCTGTGTGTTTTTTGCCAACCCGATTTTGCTATTTCAAATATCATTTTAGCATCAACTGCTACAAGATGATCAGGTTCAAATTCTCTATACAATGCATTGCAACCGTATATAGGTCCTATGTTTTTAAGGGGGTGTAAGTCGATTGTTCTTCTGCTGGTTCCGTTACCAACAACAAACGCCGTAGACATTTGTTAAACTCCGTTATACTTCTGGCTGTGAAGCAATGCCATACATTTGTTTTACAAAATGCAATTCTTTCTGTTGTTCTTCTTTGTGAAACTCAGATGCTCTACGTGCTTTATTAATCTGTCGGAGTGTTAATCTTGTTTTTCGAGTATCATCTACCTTAATAATGGACTCGTCGTCCATTGGATCGTAGGATTTATCCTCAACCGGCTCAAGTGTTTCTTTGTCAAAGTAAAATAATTCTCTTAGTATCATGTAACTATTTATTCCTATGCTGGAGGTGTTTCAGGTGCAGGTCCTGCTCCGCCGCCTGTTGTTGTATCAGGTGGTGTATCTGCTCCGCCATCAACTGGTGCTGGTTCTGCTTCTGGATCTATATCTTCTGCTCCGCCCATGTCAGCACTTATTCCTGCTCCACTAATACCAACGCCTCTCATTTCGCCAGCGGCATCGGTT